TCGCGGGAAGCAGAAGGCTACTGGAAAGACCAGGACAGACGCTATTTTGGCATAGACGAGGGAGCAGTGCGGAACGCAAGAGTGATGCGCAATCGTTATGGGCGCGTAAGTTTCCGCAAAGTGTATGCGTGAAATGGTTTTAAAGTGTTAGGGTTTTAGAGTGTTAAGGCTTTAAGGAGGCGGATGAGGGAATGCGCGATAAAGGAGATTTTTGAGAGCATCGTGCGGATGCGCGGCATTGACCCCAATGTGGCGACATTGAGCGCCGGCCAGCGCGCAGTGATTGCCGAACAGATCAACGGCAGAATGATCGAAGTATGGGAGCACACCTTCTGGCCGCAGCTTATTCAGACCGAACAGAGGCAATACAGGGACACATGGGATGACGAAGACAATTATACAGCCGGGGAGGAAGTATATTTTGAATCTGATGACGGAACAGAGCAGTATTACGCAAGCCTTAAAGATGAGAATGTTAACCACCAGCCCGATGAAGCGGATTCCGAGTGGTGGGAAGCAGTTGGCGACGATTTTCAGCGAACAATCGCATTCCGGCAGGACGGCCGGACCGAGATCGGCGCAGTAGATTTAGAGAACGGCGTATTTGATCGGGATCCGCGGATATACCGCATGGCCGGATTAGTGCGGGACGTGATTGAATATGAAGACGGCGTACAGGTTATTGCCGAAGAAGCGCCGATCCGGCCGTGGCTTAGATTCCGGACACCACCACCAGTTTACAGCCTGACAGCATGGAGCGCGACAAGCGACTACGCCATAGAAGACACCTGTTATCTGGCAAGCACAGGCCGGAGCTATAAAGCGCTGCAATCCTCAACCAACAAAAGCCCGGACAGCCAGACAGCATACTGGGAGCCGGTGGATTTTCCGTTCTTCCTCCGGCGCTGGATGATTAATGCCGTGCATGCCGATTACTGCCTTGACCCCATCGAGCAAAACAAAGCGGAGAATCGCGCCGCCGAAGAACTTGAACGGTTAAACGACACATTAGTAGATCAACACGGGAATGTGCGCAAAGCCACATTCCGAAGATAAGAAAGGAGGCTGGCATTGAATAGTAAAGTTGTGAATTTGGATAGTCAGTTAGGGCCGACAGGGAACAGCGAAGTAGCGCAGGAATTGGCAGTGGCAACCGAAGTTGTTTCGCCGACCGAACTGGGCGCATTATCGTCGCATGCCTGGGTGAGCGTGAAAGCGCATAGCGTTTATGTGACATTCGATGGGACCAGCCCGGACACCGGCACGACAGTGGGATGCCTGCTGGCGGCAGGCTATAATGCGATATGGAGTCGGCGGACAGTGAAAAGCGCGAAATTCATACAAGGCAGCGGCGCGGCAAAGGTGCGGTTTGAGCCGTTTACGGGATGAGTTTGAAGAAAGTTCAGAGAGGGAGGGGGGGAAGATGGCAGAGCGGGCGATAGATGAGGTTGGCGGGGATGGCGGAGCTTCGCTTGTTACCGAGCCGACCTTGGCGGAAATCAAGGAGGCTGCCGCACAAGTAGCGACTGAGGCCAAACAGTTGATTGAGACCTGCCGGAGCGCGACAGACACCACCCGCTTTTGCAAATGGGACGGCCAATCACCGGACGGCCTGAAACATAAAGCATATAACTCCGAAGAAGAGCCGGAACCATTTGAAGGCGCCAGCGATATGCGCGTCCGGACAGCGGACATGCTCATCAATGAGGACGTGGTTTTACTGGTAACAGCAGCCATGCGCGCGCAGCTAAACTTCAAAGGCACTGAAAGCAACGACAGCGCACAGGCCGGCAAGATGGCGATATTAATGCGCTGGGTGATCCGGAACTACTGGGGCACACGCTGGATTAAGGAACTGTTGAAGCTGGCCAATTATTACGTTGGCGACAGCCCGGCGCTGGCGTTACTGGGCGTTTATTGGCGGCAGGAAACAGCGTTAAAGACCGAACAACTGACCGCGCAAAAGCTGATGGACATGTATCTGGAAAACGTGATGGAAGTGTTGGTTGAACAGACCGAAGCCTCCAGCACGGACGATTTGATGGCACAAGCCGAACAAGCCGCAAGCGATTTTATGGTGGCATTGAATGATAAAGAGTTTGGCGAAGAAATATTAGCGGCAAAACTCATTGAATATTTTCCGGGAATCCGGCGGGCGCGAGCAAAAAAAGTAATACGTGAATTAAGAGAGCGCGGCCAGGCTGAATTCCCGGTTCCTCATATGCGGAAGAACGGACCCGAAGTAAGCGCAAAACGGTTTTTGGAAGACTGGTTTATCCCGATCAACACCGCAGAATTCCAAGACGCCCGCATTTATTTTGAGGCCGAATGGTTAAGCAAGCCCGAAATAATCGAACGCAAGATCAGCGAAGGGTGGAGTGACACATTTATTGAACAAGTCATAGGCAAACCGGACAGCACCGGCAAGCGCGTAGGCGGCCATGAAGGATCAGCAGCATTCCCGGACTATGTGCATGGCACAGACGGAGTATTACGGGCGCGCACAGCCGAAGAATACAAAGGACTATACCAGATCCTGACAGCCTATTACAAAGCGACAAACGAAGACGGAGTGCCCGGCCGATATTATGTTGTTTTCCATGCTGACGCCGATGTGGCCGCAACCGAGCGCAAGCTGATAGATTACGCGCATGGCGGATACCCCGGGCATGCCTTTCAGCGCGAAGTCCTGACCAGCCGGCTATGCGACACGCGCGGCCTGGCGGAACTGGCGGGACCATATCAAGGCTTAATGAAAGTATATTGCGATTCATTCGGGGATCACGCACAGATAGCCGGAGTGCCTCCGATCATCACGCGCAATCGGCAGCGCCTGGGCGCGCTGCATATTCGGCCGCTCGTGGAACTGCAAGCCAAGCGCGATGGCGATTATGCCTGGATGAAGCCGCCGGAATATCCGCGCACAGTCATTGACATGATAAAAGAGTTACGCCGCCAGACAGACGAATATTTCGGGCGCACAAATCCGGACGTAGCGCAGGACGTAGTGCAATTGCAGCGAGAATTCAAGGTTTTATGGTGGCTCATGAATCTGCGCGAGGCGTTAGGGCAGGTATGGAAGCTATGTCAGCAATATATGCCCGACGAGATGATAACCCGCATAACCAATGCACAAGGCGAACCACTATTCAAGAGCCGGGAAGAGATACAAGGTCAGTTTGATTTAGAACTGCAATTTGACCCACGCGACTTAGATCCCGAGTATTTGAAGACAGTAGCCGGGATAGTTAAGGACATACTACTGGCCATGGACAGAGACAAGACCATCCGGACCGCGCCCATAGTAAGCGCGCTCTTGTGGCGGTTGGCGCCGGAACTGGCGGACGCCAGCTTAGTGAATGTGGATGAGGCAGCCGCCAAAGAGCGCGAAGCAGAGATTGAGGCATATCTGCAGATTCGGGCGGGAACAGAGCCGGAATTACCCGATGACGGCAGCATCAATTATGAAGTGCGCCTGGCGCTGTATCAGGAAAAGCAGCAGGTGAATCCGGCAATCTTCCAAGACATGGCGGAAGACAAGATGCTGATACTGGAAAGCAGGCTACAGCGCATGCAGGTATTGGCGCAGCAATATGGCGCGAATGTGGAGATCGGGCGGCAGGGAGGGAGAAGAGCGTTAAGCGGAGGAGCGGGGAGCGGAAGAAGCGGGGAAAGTTAAAATTAACAATTAACAATTAGCAATGCAAAAGTTCAGAGGGGAGCGGAAGAAGCGAGGAGCGGAAGAAGCGAGGAGCGGAAGAAGCGGGGAAAGTTAAAATTAACAATTAGCAATTAGCAATGCAAAAGTTAAGCAGGGAGGTGGGATGAAGATAATTTTTATACTGATTATGATGCTGATGGCGGGCAGCGGGTTTGCGCAATATTACCCGGACGTGCGGACGAAGGGGACGGTCAGCGATGGGGAGCTTGTCGTATTTGACGGAGTGAGCGGGAAGTTTATCCGGAGCGCCCGGTCAACAAATGTAACCGAATATATTGACAGCCTATCCGCGCAATTTGGGGCAATCCAGACCAACTTGAATATTTCCAGCAATGCGCTGGCGGCGGCGGTA